CTGTTGCTGGAAAAACCTTCGAGGTGACTTCTGGCGCTCGCTGGTTGAGCAGCTGTGCTGCTGGTGGAATCGCTCTTCTGGAGATCGACGCCGCTGCACTGGCTGTCACTGCTGATACTTGATAACTAGGAGGTTTTAATTATGTCTAGCGAACTGCGTAATGACGAGGTAGGTATCTATCTCGCACGCGAACTAGAAACAATTCTGGCTCGGACTTATGAGGTCGAGTACAGCGATATTGTCTACTCCCGACTGCTTCCTGTTAGTCAAGAAGTAGCGGAGACTGCAGAGTCTTATACCTACCGAATCTTCGATGCTCAAGGCAGCATGAAGATCATTCAGGACAAGGCTTCCGATCTGCCCCGTAGCGACGTGCTCCGTAAGGAAGTCACCGCGAAGGTGGCCACAATCGGCGGTAGTTTTGCATATACAGTTGCTGAGGCAAGAGCCGCTGCGACTATTCCTGGAATGAATCTTGAGCAGCGCCGCGCTAATGCAGTGCGTCGTAGTGCAGAAGAGAAGATTCAGGAGATTGCATTCTTCGGCGATTCAAGTGTCGGCCTCGAAGGTTTCTTCAACTCGGCACAAGTTGACAAGGTTGTTCCCGACAAGTGGTGGACCGACTCTGCTACAACCACCGACGAAATGATTGACTTGCTCAATGAGCCAGCCACTCGGATCGTGCAAAATAGCCGCCAAAAAGAGCGCCCCAATACGTTGCTGCTCCCCCTGGATGCTTACCGCAAAATATCAACTACTCCACGCAGTAGCAGTAGCGATACTACGGTACTTGAGTTTTTCCTTCGGACAAACCCTTACATCACTTCGGTGGAGCCAATCAACGAGTTGGCTGCTGCAAACTCCAGCCTGTCTAAGGACCGTGTGATTGCATACGACCGTTCACCCGACAAGCTGCAACTGCACCTGCCTAAGACTCTGGAATTTCTTCCGCCGATTCGCGCCGGTTTGGAATTTTCCGTCGCTGCGATGGCAAAAGTTGGTGGAGTTTCTCTCTACTATCCCAAGTCCGCTATTGTTCTTGAGAAAGCCTGATAAGGGTTTATAAATTTTCAGATCATGCTCGTTATCTACAGTCCTCAACTCGAAAATCCTCCCCGCGATAAAGATGTCTCTTTAGGCTTCTCACTTATTACCGGGGAGGTGGGGTCAACTAAATACGTTGAACTTAAGGCTGGTGTCAATAGAGATATTGATGCCGACCTATGGGACAAGATCAAAGTGATGCCTCTGGTCCCCGAACTCATTGAGATCGGGGCCATCAGGGTCGAGGAAGATGTAGAGGTCATTTCAGAGGCACCTGTCGCCAAGGGTGGACTGGCTAATAAAGCAGTCAAGGTGTCTCTTGATCTGATCAACAAATCCTTTGACCTTGAGCTTCTCAAGGAATGGGACATGGCTGAAAACCGCGTTCGAGTGAAGAACGCGATTGCACGACGAATCAAGCAGCTAACAGAAGGAGACGGCTAATGGCCTGGACCAGCACGACATTTTTAGAGCGTTTTCCAGAGTTCAGCAATCTGGATGCGCCAGTCGTGACTGCCACCATTCAAGAGGCCGAGCGTCAAAACAACGCTGATATTTGGGGTGATCAGTACGATGATGCCGTCTTGTATTTGACGGGTCATCTACTGGCCTCAAGGACACAGGCTATTGGTCAGCAAGTCGGGGTAACCGGCTCTGCCAGAGTTAGTAAATATGTCGGTGCGGCAGGTTATACCCTGGCTGATACAACATATGGAGCTGCTTACTTATTCCTTCGGGAGGGCGTAGTCGAAATGACTGGGTTTTGTTTCTGATGGGCGCTTACTCTCCTTATGACAACGCAAGCCTTTCTTTCCCTATTTATTCTTCTTTCTCCGTTGACCCTAATACAGGGAATAGGGTGCAGAACACTACGAATGAAACCTATGCTTGTAGTGTCCAATTAAAAAATAAATTCACTGAAAACAAAGAAGGTATCAACGAAATTGAAACTCGTTGTTTTGGAAAACTACTAGAACCAGCAGTATTCAGCGATAAGATCAAGGTTGGAATGGTTGCTGACGCGACGATTAATGGCGTATCAGGAAAGTTACGTTTATTGGATCTGGGTTCTAACACTCTTGTTTTTGCCCGAGCTTCACAATTCCAGGATTTTACTGCGGTATTTGAACAAACTGGTGCTGCATCGTAAGAATGTCAAGGATCAATGTTCCCCCTGATTTGCTTCCCCGCGTTTTTGACAGTGCCGTCAAAAAAGCACTAGAGAAGACTGCAGATCTTTTAAGCAATGAGTTTGATAAGGAGATAGATAAAAGTAAATGGCCATGGGAGCGTGGGACTACTGTCCGTAAAGCACGTCCGCCTGTTGGATCTCCCCGTGACATTGTTGATACCAGTGATCTAAAAAATAGTAAAAAACAGGAAATAATTGATCCATACAGTGTCAAGTGGACGTGGGAAGTTGATTACTCCGCGATAGTCCACAACGGGGGTCAGTTCCTTGACGGTACTGAATATCCTGACAGGCCATGGACTAGGGACGCCCCTAAACAGGCAAACATCGAAGAATACTTTGCAGATATACTTAGGAGAGAGATAGATGGCTAGTGTATCTCAAGTACGCAGTCTTGTTAACTCTATTATTGGATCGCTATTAGGTACTTACAACCTTCCAGACGGCTCCACTTCCCCTGCCCTTTGGGTTCGGGGTACACAGCAGGTTCCAAAGGACTGGACAATTATCGGCACTGAATGTGTCATCGATGAAGTCCCAGTCAATAGGAACACTCCGACTATGTCCCAGGCTGTTTTTATACAGGAACTGTGGACAGTAACTCTGACAAGTTACGACACAACACAAAGCCTGGCACCACTACGGCTGCTTTTACTTCAGGCGTTTCCTGACATTGAGGAAGTTACTCACACCCCTCAAACAGACATTACTTTTGAGACACTGAAGGTAACCATCCCCGACTATTTAACCCACACTGAAATAGGCTAATCATGGCTCAACTTCCAGGATCTGCATTCCTTAAAGGGCGCGATCGACTTGTTCGCATTTCAGAAACAGGCGGTGCCCGCGCTACTCCTGCATCTCATGGTGCAGGCGATCCAAACGGCGCTTACACCATTCCGGGTAGCAACTACACAAACACAAAATTCATTAAGGGTCTGACAACCGCTGAGTACACCCCTGCACCTACTTCTCAGGAATTTTTCCTGATGGGTGACGACGGTTTCCGTGACAGTGTTGGCGTCACTATGGCCGGTGAGTTGGCTTGCACGGCGTTCTTCATTCAGCAGCTTAGTTCTGGCTCTGCTAGCCAAGCGATTGATGACGCTCTAGTCATGATCATGAAGTCAGAGAATGATCCCGACCGTGAGCTGTACGTTGAAGTTCTGACCTATCTCGGTCTGGAGTCTAGTAATCACAAGTACAACGTCCGTGCTTTTAATGCTTGTGTGACAAACACATCTGAATCTGCAGCCTCCGACGGTGTTATTGAGTATTCATTCACCTTCCAGAGTCGCGGCCAGATTTTTGTAGGTGAGTTTGATAACCAAACTAACAAGCTGGATGTCTACGCTTGATCTATTCGTTTCTTCAGACGAAAAGTCATATTTCATCAACTGTAAAATCAAAGGTGAAATCCTAGAGGTAGGGGCGGTTTATATCGCCCCTTTTTCCGCTTCGCCTATGAAACTTTTGTCTTCAGAAGGTGTTAGCTTAACCATAGAAATTCCAAACAACGCGGCCGACCAAGACGTTGAGATGGTTGCTGCGGATACATCATTTTTCATAACATGAGTAAGTATTCACAGGCCTTTTTCGGGAAGAAAGAGTATTACGACATCGCCCCCTTTAGGTTTCCGATTTACAAGGATCTAGTTGCGGGAGAAGCGGAAGGCATTGAAGAGGTTGGTCGTCGTCAAGCCCGCAACACTTATGCGCTGTTGAAAATTGCCCGCGACGTATCAAAGCAACGGGGCATCGGTGTTCAGGAAGCCCTGGACGCCTTGTCCGACGTGGACGGCAATCAGGAAATTCTCTTCGATTATGTTGATGAGCTAGCGGACATTCAAACCAAAGGCCAGACACTGTCTGAGCAAAAAATCGAGACCGTCACGCTGTTCATCCGTTACAGGGGAGAGATCAAGGAAAAATCCAAGTGGGTGGTGCTCACGGATTGGACTATTGACGACACACGTTGTATGCCGTCCGTCCTGTTGGACAGTGTCTATGAATTCGTTGAGTGGGAGCGCAACGGGTGGCCCTCTGAGGACGATGAGGAGGCTTCTGAGGGAAACTGACCCTTGAGGTTGCTCAAGCCCGTATAGAGGCTTTCAGGGCCTATCTAGCAACCTCTCCGCTCGACCTATTGAACATCTATACAGAATTCAAAGCGACTCCTGCTGGCAGCGAGCTGAGTAAGGAAGAGTTTCTACGCCTACCTACAAAAGCGATTTATGAGGTCATCAGGTTGGCGGGTGATCGCGATAAGCGGATGGCTAATATTTATTCGATTAGCACTGCTCGCTTAACTGCAATCATTATCGGAATAGCGCAGAGTTTTGGTG